GTATCTACACTCGCTTGCTGCGACTGCATGACTTGGGTCTGTTGGTTCTGCATACTGTCGAACATCTGCTGCATGGGGGCTAGACGTGCGTCCAGTGCCTTCATCATCGGGTCGTCTTGCTGCTGTTGAGGCTGTTGACCTGACAAAATATCATCTAGCGCGCTAATATCAATATTGTAGTGCTGAATCATCTCGGCTATCCGCTTGGCTTTTACCTGTGGATTGCCTGAAACTAGGGTGCTAGCGGTCTGAAACAGACCATTTACTGCCTGTAGGGGGTCGTTTATACCTTCTGACTGCATCACGTTGCGATATTGCCCCGTCATGTTGTTAAAACCCTCTTGGAATTTACGAGAACCTGCACTTTTTTGCAGAACATCATTTACTTCTCGCTCACGTTTGCTAATCTGTGTCTTGAGAGCATCGGGTAATCCTGCCCAGTGTTCTCGGTTAGCAGGCGTCCAACCTGCGGGAGCTTTCTCAGCTTTGGCTGATTCTGCTGCCGTTTCATCTGAGGCATTCTCTTGAGCTTCCTTGGGTTGGTCGTCTTGCTCTCCAACCGTTACACCCTCAGGCTCTTGTGGCTCTTCGACTTCTACACCCGTATTATCTTCAGGTGGGTCATTAGCTTCTATCTCGTCTAGTGCGGGTTCTGGACGGTCGGTGTTGCCATCTTCAATGTCTGCCATTGATTGTTCTATTGCTTCTCTTATATCGTTCATGGTTTTAATACTCCGTGTTTATAAAGTTGTTGTTCTATTAATTGTCGTCTCTCTTCTTTGGCTTGTGGGGTATTGCCTAGCATCTCTTGATGTTTCTCTGCTCTGCGTTTTGCAAAATACCCCTCACCATAGTCACTCACGTTGGTCACGCCATGCCGCTTATTGTGGGCTTTTAGCTCTGCCCGATTGCTTACTGGTTGACCGTCTATCGGTGATATGAAGGTTTCAAAAACCTGAACACTCGCGCTCTTGTTCTTCTTCACCTCTTTAGCCATCTGCGCCTGTTCTTTAGACGCCTTGGCTTTTCTCTCTTCGGCAGTACCGAAAATACGGTCGTAATTACTCGCGTATTTCCCGTTACCTGCTACTCCCGACTTACTCTGACTCAGTATCATTTTTAGCTGTCCTCGCGCTCTTCTCAATTTCAATTTTAGCGTTGGCGATATTAGACCGTATATCTAGCTCTGCCTGTTGTCTGTCTTTCACCATCTCATTTTGCACAGTGCGCGCATGTTGCTCAACGTTTATACGACTCTGTACCTGCTCTAGAGCTAGGTCTGACTTCAATTTAGCATCAATCTCAGCCAATTTAGCCTGTAGTGAGGCGTTTATCTCAGCCATCTTAGCCTGATGTTCTGCCTGCGCTGTCTGCATATCAGCCTGCATATCCTGCTGTCGTGTCTGCATATCTGCCTGACTCTTGGCTTGGATTTTCTGCATCTCGCCTTGAAGTTTAGCCTGTTCCTTCTGCTGCTCCATTTGAGCCGCCTTCTCTTCAGGACTAGGTTCTTTAGACGCCGCCTTTTCTTTAGCTGCCTTCTCGCTTGCTTCTATCGCTTGGTCGATTGTACCTTCTATCTCCTGAGCGCCCTTGAAGCCCGCCATGCCCCATTGAAGCATCTTGAGTAAGAAGGGTTCAGCTTCTGGCTTAGCCTCTATCAGCGGCGCTGCTGACTGCATGAAGGTAGACAGTGCGTTGATGAACCCTACGCGCTCTGCCTGCATCTGTGCAAAGTCAACCATAGCAACTGATTCAGGACGTATCACGACCGACAGCTTGGCAATGTCGGGCTTCTTAATTAGTTGTATCGCAGCGGGTAGTATCTCAGCATCTACTGAGTGCCGCATGTTCGACTGCGCCACGATGTTCTCAGGAGAGAAATGCAGAGCTATCACTTCAGCTTTCAACTTCATCAGGTCGCTTGCGAACCGTGCAAACTGGTCTTGGAGCGCCTGTACACGTACTGAGCCGAACTTAGCCTTAATTTCCGACTGTCCCACGCCCTCGTACTGGTTATCCAGTGAGCCGCGCATGACGTCTGCCATACCGGACACCTGTTGCAGTAGTGAGATGTTCTGGTCGCGCATCTGGACTAGCTTGTCCAATGCGTTCACGATGTCCATGATGGGCATCCAGTCTACTGCACCTTGTAGACCACCTTTTTCTGCAAACGCAGCCCAAGAATCAACGGGAATCAGTGTGTTGTCCGTCCCCTCATCGAACATACGCTGTACACCCTCATTGCCTGCATCGTACACACCGACCGCTTTCACAGCGTCTGTGAGCAAGTTTATACGGGTCTGTAGCACATCAATCTCGTTGTACAAGTCCTCACTTAGCTGATAGTCAGGCGTGGGGATGTACAGGGTTGTGGTGGGGTTAGCCAGAAAGAACGGTGGGCATGGGAAGAACTTGGATAGCTTCAACGGGTCTGCCTTGCAATCTAGCAGACGGTCGCACCCTTCGGAGTACCATTTCACTTTCTTGTCTTGCTTATCCCATATTTCCCAGACCTGAGCCTGCTTGTCCTCTGAGTTAGAGTCCCTATCACCGCTGCTCGCGCCCTCATCGGTCACTGACACGGTTCTTACGGTGTACTTGAGTAGTTTAGCCTTCTTTTTACCAAATCGCTTCTGAGCCTCTTCTAAGGTCAGGTAGTTCCTGAACGCTATCCAAGGAAGCTCGGCGAAGTTCCGACCCCATCCCCATAGCACATCACCCCAGAAGTAGTAGTCGATGGGCGCTTCTTCAGTAATTGACCCATCATCATTACTCTCAACGTCATAGCGAACCCGCGCCACGCCTAGTCCTGCGAGCAGTCTATCTTGTAGCACTGAGCGTAGGATGGAGTCGTAATCTTGGAAGTTGTCGTCCATATCGGTGTTCAATAGCCGCTGCATCGTCTCTGCTGCTACTCTCGACACATCATCTGCTGCATCTGCATACTTGCGAGACACGTCAATCTTAGGAACTGAGCCGTACAGCATGGATTCTAGGGTCGAGACGTTAGCGTAGAACAGATTAAGCTGCGCTGTACCACCCGCGTAGCCCGTAGTCTGATTAGCTCTGTCCTTCTCGGCTAGATAGCGTTTGTTGATGCGCTCTGCCTTCTTAGCCCACTTAGCTATCCGCTTCTTAGCCGCTTCTAGCTGTGTGTCCCAATGAGCCGCCTTTTCAGTAGGCGTTTTAGGCTTATCTTGCTCTATGGCTTCTGCTGATACTTCAGCTTTTACGACATTTATACTCATGTTTAAATCCTCATTGAATTGCGTATATTCGCTTTGCGTTCATTGCTCTTGAACAGGTCGTCTAGCGTATGTTTGGACTGATTGGCATCAACTATACCCTTAAAAGTAGTGTCATTCACAGCTACTGGTGCTTTTTTGTTCGCCACGAGACACATATAGCGAAAACTGTCGGCAAAATCTGAGGCAAAGTCATGCAGCGGGGTGTTTGAAAAGCACTTGTTCTTGTCGTCCCACTTCCTGCGATACACTCTGACCGCCTCCAGAGCCTTCTGACACCGCGGGTTGAAGTACAGATAGGGAAAGGTAGCTCTCACAGCGTCAATTCCATGCTGCACCTTCAAATTGGGCGTAATATCCACCGGAAACCCCGCTTCTAGGAACTGTTCAACGGTTGATTTGCCCGTTTGCAGGGATTTAGCCCTCGCATCATGGGGTAGCCATAGCTTGTCAATGGAGTACGGACGCGCTGTGAGCATATCCATGTAGTGAGTCAGTGGTTGGCTTGAGTTCTCGTAACAATCTAGCACTCTCACGCCATCAGGGGCTTGTTGGAAGAACCACATCACGGTCGAGTCAGTGAACCCGATATCTGTCGCCACTTCTACAGGTAGATGGGGGTCATAGTCATACTTAGCGTTGATTCTGCCCTCTTGCTCCGCCTGAGCCACCTGTGTGGAGAAATACGTCCCTTTCAGGGCGGCTGTGAAGCTCACCTCGAACTCCTGCGCGTATTGTTCCTCTGACATCTGCGCTTTCATCAAATCTAGCTCAGATTGGGGCAGTAGACCACTCTCGGAAGCCTTTAGCTCTTTGAAGAACCAAGTTGTGGAGTTCTTGGCGTTCTCATACAGGTCATAGAAGGCATTCAGCTTGCCCTTGGGCGTCCCAATGGCTAATAGCCACCCCTGACGGTCAGATATGCATGGTAGGATGACCTCACCGTAGAGTTGGCTTCGGAAATCAGCAAATTCGTCTAGGACGATGCCGTCTGCGTACAACCCTCTGAGTGAATCTGGATTATCTGCACCGAATAGCCTTATCTTAGCCCCATTAGGGAGTTCTACACTCAGTTCACTCTGTCTAATGTCCGTGGCGAAGCTACGCGTAGCGTCTGTCAGGTACTGCCACGCGATTGACTTAGCCTGTGAGTAGAACGGCGCTATGTAAAAGAAGCGGGCGTTCTTCTTCTTGGTTCTCAGGGCTTTCAAGATGAGGTCGTTGACCGCTGCTACTGTCTTCCCACCTCTACGGTGCACCACCATGAGGGCGAACCGCTGATGGCGGTTGTGAAAGTCAACGAACTGGCTACGTGGGATGTAGTCTAGGGTGAGGGCGCTCAATTAATTGATATCCTTCATGGTAGGCGGCAGTTCATCTAAGGGGGATGCAGTCAGACGCGGGTCAGCCAACTGGATTATTACCTGTGGCTGTTGGGAAATGTCTAAATTCTGCTTTGCTCTGGCTTTGGCTTCAGGAGTGTCGTTCTTAGTCCTGTTTATCTCCGCTAGAGCCGCGATAGAGGTGCGTGGGTCTGTTAGTTCGTTTCTACAGGCGATGCGATACAGCATAAGTTCCCGTTGGGAGTAGCGTGTGCCATCTCTTAGGGAGTATAGACGGGTCAATGCGCTCACAAGCATTGCACCGTACTCTCTCTTCATGTTGTTTGCGATGGTGCTTGCATGCATACGGAATTTTACTCCCGCGTCTTTAAGGGTCATTCCGTTTAAGACAGCAGTAATCGCAGAAATCGTTCTGGGCTTGAGATGTCGAGAAGCTGCGATTATTTCGCGGTTGAGTCTGACCTCGGCTAATCTCTCGGGGGACTGTGAGGGGATGTACTCGTCAAAGTGCACTAATTGTAGTGGCTGTTCTGCGAGTTCCTCTTCTTGATACTCGTCTAATACGCTATTCATGGCTA